GTGTTTTCGCGCTGTTGCCGCGCATAGTCGCGCATTTGCTCAGGTGTCCAAGGTGTGGGCCCGGATGGGGGCGGGAAGGGCCATGTCATGCGCGGGCCTCCTTGCGTCCCTTTTCGATCAGTTCCCGCGCATACGCTTGGTCTTCGGGTCGTTCGCTTGATAGCATGGCCCGCAGTTTGTAAGCGATGGCTCTGGCGCTTTCCGTACTCATGGCCCGCTCATATCGTGCGCCTTCGTTGATATATTCGGCTTCGGTGTGGTTCATTTTGACTGTTCCATTTGTAGCTGAATCCTGAGATTCTCGCATTCAGCGTTAGCCTCAAT